CGTGATCAGTCCCGATATTTTAATGAGAACGGGCGCGAAGTCATTCATCACGGCGAGAATCGAATTACCGACTGCCGCCTGCGCCTGCTGGCTCGCCTGTCCCAGAATCCCCATGGCCCCGCCCCAGGTGTTCTGGGCGAGGCTCGCCGCGCCTTCGAGGCGGTCTCCTAACTCCCCGGTAACGGCATCGACCACGGTTTGCGCGGTTACCGTGCCGTTCTTCACTGCGGCCATGGCCTGATCGATGCTGACGCCCATCTGGTCCGCCAGCGCGCCATAACCGTCGATGCCCTCTTGGGATAGGGCCTTCATATCGCGCGTGCTGACTACCTGGTGCGCTTCCATGTTGTCGAGCGCGCCGGCCACCGCATTGATCCAGTCCGGGCCTTGCTTGAGGCCCGCCGCCGCATCCACGAGCGAGGTCATCGTGGCCGCGGTGTCCGTCGCCGATGCGCCCATCAGCATCATTTGCTTGGCCGCCGGCCCGATGGTGTCGGTGAAACTTTGCCCCGTACTCAACGCCAGGTTTTGCAGATCGGTAAAAGCCTGGGTGGTTTCCGCCGAGGCGCCGTTGACCGCATCGAAGCCCGATTTCAGGCTGTTCAACTGCTTGGCCGCATCGATACAGGCCGAGGCGAAGTCCCCGATCTTTTCGGCAATCTTGAACGTTCCGACAGCGGCCGCCATGTCGCTGAAGGCCTGCTCCATGTTCTGGATGCCCGTGGCGGCGTTCGCGCTCTGGTCCTGGATGTTCTGAACCATCTCCTTCAACGCGCCGAGAAACTCGGTGTTGTCGAGCGTGGCTCGAGCTCTTAACTCGCCGGCATCAGCGGCCATGGTGTTTCACCTTTCCACTCCAGTAAGCAGCGGCATAAGCGTCATAACGCGCAATCACCCCGTCATCCTCGCCGGGAGCGTATTTCGAGGGCGGCCGCTCGCCTGGTTTCGCATAACGCATCCCCGTCTCGGGCACGGGAGCGACGAGCACCGCGGGGCGGCCGTTACGGGGCGATGCCGGCGGCGTATGAAAGGAGCCTGGCGGGCCCGCGGCCGGCGCCGCATCCTCGTTCAGCTTCATGCGTGCCTTGCGCCAGAATGCGAAGTCGAGCGGCTCGAGCATGGGCGCATCTTTCGCCCGATGCGTCATGAATGCCGCCCACGGCGAGAGGGCTGCGCAATATTCCAGGAAATCCCGATGCTCGATGTTCCGCACCATGAGCGCGGTGAATTCTTCGATCGTGAGATCCCAGAATTCTAGTTCGCCAAGTCGGAAGTCGTATCGGCCGATCGCCCAGAGATCGAGCCAGTTTCCGGCGCGATCAGCCCGTTCCCGTTTGGGTTTTTGGGGAAGTACTTCTCGAGGTCGGGCAGAGTGCCCGTCATGCAGAACGCGAGCACCGTGCCGAGCGAGATCAGCATGGAAGAATCGAAGTTATCCTCGACCCAGGCAAGCGTGCATTCGGGTTGTTTGGTCCGCAAGCCGTACTCGAGCAGGATGGCGAGTTTGCCGGGATCGCGCATGATATCGGCGAGCCCGTTGCCCTTGAGGATGGATACGCCCGTATCGGTTTCCAGCTGCCGCAACACGCCGAGCGTGAAGCGGAGCTCGAGCCGCTTGTCATCCAGGTACAACACCACTGGGCGCCCTGGTTCTGGTTTTTCGTAGCGAAGCATGGCCTTGTCAACTCGCCATCTGCGTAATGTTGAAGACCAGTTGCAGGCCCGTGACCGTGATGGAGCCTGAGCGGGAAGTACCCGCAGTCCCGGCGGCTACCGCATAAGTAATCGTGCCGTCCCCCTGCTGCGGGGCCGTCGGCGTCGTAATGGTGATCCACGGATCACTCGGAACCGCCGTCCACGGAGCATTATTGCCGCCCGCGGTGACCTGGATGGTGTTGGTGGGCGCTCCGGCATTGGGCACAGTCAGATTTTCGCTGGGCGTCAGCATGATGGCTGACGCCACGTCGAGCAGCGGCGAAACGATGCGGATGGCCATGTTGCGCGTACAGACGCCGGCCACCTTGTAATCCTCGCCCATCGTCTTGATGAAGCCTTTGAACTGGCGGGTGCGATGCTCGGCATTCGGCATCACTAACTGAAACTTGGTAATGATGCGGTTATAAAACAGATACTCGGCGCCGTAGGGCGAGTTGATATTCTGCGTCGGATCGTCGGGATTCCAGTAACACGGAAACGCCAGGTCGCCGTAGTCGCCCAGGCCGGGAACCGTCTGTTTAAACGGATTGCCCGTCGAGTGCGACGTAACATCCACTTCGGCCATGGTCATGTTGGGACCCGTGATGTCGCTGACACCGGCAATGGAAGTATAGACCTCGGTCGGACTCGAGGCCGATAACACCTGAATCAGCGTGCCGTAGGCGGGAATCGCGGAATAAACCGTCGCCGCGGCGAGAGGATTAAGCGAGGGCGGCGGCGGCGGTCCCTGGGGGCTTTTTGGCGGCGCCGTGGGTGCTTGGGTGCTCATTGGGTTTGCTCCTATTGGTACTGCGGTTTGGTGTTACGGGTGGTGGATCGAAAGTGAGGTATTTATACATCACTCGGTACTCTTGAATCACTTGGTACAGCAGGGTGTCGCTCTCCCAAGCCCAGGTTTGGGTCATGTAAAAGATGCGGCCGAACTGCACATTTTCGAAGTCGCCCGAGAGCGTGTGCAGATCGATCCGCAGCGAATCGCCGATCGCCAGGGCGCGGGATTGCGACGTATCGAAAATCGAAACCTGATACAAGCCCTCGATTAAATCGGTCGGGCCGTTCATGGTGGTGGAAACGCCGAGCGGATCGACAGGCCCCACCAGAAAGAACACGATGTACGGCACGGTGATCTGGGCCGCCGGCCGTTGGGCGGCGCGCATCAAAAAAACACGGTTGTCGACAAGATTCGTCTGGATCAGAAGATCCCGGAATGTCTGCTCAAAAATGATCACTGGGGCGGATGGTAGGCGTTCTCGCGCGCCTTGGCTTCAATGATGGTTTTGATGGCGGGCGCCAGGTCGCCCGCGTAAGTCGACGCCATTTGCAGGAACGCCGGCCGGAAGAACGGCCGTGCGCTCATTTTCGAGGTTCCGAATTCGACGTAGGACGCGTACGGGGCGATCTTCTTACGGGCCACGAGGAAAATGCCCCGCTGGCCCTTGGGGCCTTTCGCGGCGAGTAAGGAGCGGCGTAACGTTCCCGCCTTATGCTCTTTAGTCGACGTCTTCCCGATCGGGGCGAGGTTGCGGGCATTTTCGATCATGGCGCTCGCCGGCGCGTAAATGGCGTTCTTCACGTCGGGGTCTTTATCGTCCAGCTTGATCCCGACCTCGTTGAGGTCTTTAATCATCTCCTGCCAGCCGGTAATCGAGAATGTTACTTTCTTGGCCATGGCTACGGGTGCAATTGAACTGTCACGCTCGCCCACGAGCTCTTGCCGCTGATCGTGCAATTCACGGTATCGTAAGCGGCCGCGGCGATGGTCGCCGGTGCAGTGTATTTGCCCCTGAGACTGTCGATCGTGCCGAGGGCGCCTTTGGCGAGCGTCCAGGTAAATGCCGCCCCGGTAACAGGCGTGCCGTCGGGATTGTAGGCAGCCGCCGTGAAGGTTTGCGTCTCACCAGGGCCCAGATTAGCCGAAAGCGGACTTACTGTAATCGAGATGCCGACCGTTTTCACCGTGAAGTTATAGAAATTGTTCGGATTGTTGCTGTCATTGCAGCTGATGGTGTTCACGATGCCCGAGCCGTCGTAAGTAGCCGACGTGTTTACGGCGGTCCACTGACTCGCATCCAGGTACGAATTGATGGCATCAAAAATCGTTTGCACTTCGGGCGGTACGTCTTTATGTGCGGGATTGCTCATATCACCTCCTGGCAAGAAATCTGTAACTGCACGCGGCGGCGGGCGATATCCTCGAGGCCCTTGATTTCGTAGGTGTGCTCATGGTCCTGGATGCGCCATCTCGAATCGATATCCGGGCGGTAACGGATGATGATGGTGAGCATCACGGTTTCGACCGTACGGCCGGCTTCGTTGATTTCCTGGGCGAATGTGGGATCGATGCCCGCCCAGACATCCGATACCGCGGTCCAGCTGACGATCTCGTCACCCTCGGGATTGTAGACCGGCGAAAGCAGCGTAACCCGCTTGTCGAGGTCGCCCGAGCCGATGGTGGGATCGATGAGGCGAGGCATAACTCAGTACTCGGGATAATCCCGCTCCATGGAAAGCAATTCCTTCACGCCGAGCGGCATCACGGTTCCGACCGAGCCGCGGCCGGTCGACACGCCCTCGCGGTTGCGGTACCAATGAGCCACGGTCATCAGCAGGGCCTGCTTGATGTTTTCGCCCATGGTGTCATCGATCAGATAATTCAGATAGTTTTCCGCATGCAGGCGCGCCGCCATCTCGTACTCGAGGAGGATGTCATCCTCGGCCGTCTGGTCGGATTCGATATGGCAGTGCAGCTTGATCTGGTCGAGCGTGAGCACGGGCGGCCGGCTCGAGGCCGAATCGGACGGCGTGACCGGCGGCGCGGGCGTCGGCGGATTCGAGTCGTACCAGTCCTCGGTCCCGTACCAGCCGAAGGGATAAGTGAGCGTCACCAAGTCGCGGACGAAGTTGTCCTGGTCCTCATACGCTCCCGGCTCGTATGATGCGGCGGGTTGCGGGTCGGTCGGCACGCGGACATAGGGAATGGCCGGCGGCAAGGGATCGCCAGGCATGAGTCTTGGATCTCTACCCTTCCGTTCAGTCGGGCCCACGGGTAAGCGGGGCCGCGCCGATCCCTCCCCGATCAGCGCGGCCCCGATCGCGTCGGGCACTTCGATCACGCCTACCGCACGAATCTTCATGCCGTTGGGGAACGTGATATCTTTGAGCGCCTGAATGATCATGCTTTCTTCATAGATGCGTGAGTGACGGGCGCAGCCTGATGCGCGGGCGGTTCATTGCCAAGAATAGTGCTGGTGAACGGTCCACCACCCGCGCACGGCGGGGTCTGGAACGGTCCGCAAACGAACGCCGCGGGAACGAACACGGCCAGGGCCACGCGTTCCTCGGCGCGGATCGTGATCAAGTTGCGGACGAAATCGTCTTCGTTCTGGAACGCGATCTCGACGACCACCGTTTCGCGGTCGAATAAAGCGCACTGGCCGGGGAACGCGCCCACTAGGAAATCACCCGTATTCATGTTGGGCGTAGTGACCACAGGCAGGCCCCAGAGCCGCATGATGCCGTCCTGCTGCGGCGAGCGGTCATTGAGCACGTAAGAACCGAAGCTCGTCTTGAGCATCTCCATTTTCGCTTCGTCGGTGGGATTCAGGATGATGTTGGTCGGGAAGTAAAACTGGTTCTCGATATGGGTCGCCGCGATGTTCAATTCGTCGAGTGAGTTATAGGTGTTGCCCGTGACCGGCATGGTCCAGAAAGTGGCTAACTTGGTGGCCTGGTTCATGAGGCCCCAGAGATGGCCGGCGGTATTGTCGCCATAGAGGATTTCCTTGTCCTCTTTGAGTAGACATCCCAGACTTACGCGCTGCTCGATGGTAGTCATGATGAACGGAACATCCATCGCCATCTGGCGCGACACTTTGACGAAGTTGGCGATCGTGCGCACGGCCGCGGTGTACTCGGTGTACGTCACGCCCGTCTGTACTTTCTTGTCGCCTTCATTCACCTGATAATCGGCCATGGGCACGGCCCAACTTTCGCGGACGTATTCAACAGCGTTGGTCCCGTCAAGCGGAATCACAGGCA